GTGAGTTAATATCTCCATATAGTTTTTCTTCCCAGTTATGGTGAAAATTATGAATTGGTAAATTTTTCTTTATTAAATTGACAAAAAACTCTTTGTTTTCGTGAACCCAGTAATTAAAAGAATAATCATAACTGGCTTGAACGTTTGTGCGTCTATACATTCTTCCGTGCATCTGTCCTTTGTGAAGGTGAGCATACCAAGTGTTTTTGTTGACTACTGCTCTACCACCATTTGACAAAGTTGTCAAGCAGATTTCTTCTCCTTCCTGTCCCCAACCGGTATAGCCATCTATCTTCATAAATCTCATTTTATCAAACCATTTCCTTGTCATAATAAAGAAAGAACCTTGCGCAGTATAAATATCGTCTATCATAATATCTTTTCTTTCTTCTGATCTTTCGTCATTACGATAACCTGCCAATCTGTTTTTCTTCAAAAACTGCCACATAAAGTATTCGTAATCAATCGGTGGCCTTCCTTCCCATTCTTCTCTATCCCATTTCTCCGGATTCATTTTATACCTTCTTGGAACCATAACCATATTCTCCTCGCAGTCCCTAGTCAATACTTCGTCAAATCCTTTGGCTAAAGCACAATGAGCATCTATCCACATTACATATTCTCCCTTTGAAATAGAAACGGCTGCATTAACGGCCATTCGCTTCTGTCGCTGTCCGTTGTTTGGTATGGTAATATATTTTACTCTCGGATCAATTATCGGCTCGTAAACAACTTGATATTCGTCTTTTTTCTCATATCCATCTAAAACAGGAAATATCTCAATTTCTCCTGTTGCTTTGTCTAAAATTTCTTGAATAGTCCTGTTAAGAAACTTCTCCGTCCTAGAAGGAATTATAATGCTTAATCTCATAATCTCTTAATCTTATTTAGTAATCTTGTCCGTCATTTCCCCTAGCACTTGAAGGTGGTAGCTTTCCAACTATATCTCTATCTAAATTAACTTCTGCAAAATCACTCAAAGCATCTGCAAGATCAATTTTGTATGCCTTTTCTAGCTCATTCAATTTAACACTATTGGTTGACTTATACTCAATGCTAACCCTTCTGGCCCATAGTTCGTGAAACTCTCTAGGAAATCCGTGTGTAGTCGTTGACGGATCAACGGATAGATCTGTTGTTCCGGTTAAATTAGCAAGAGCCGCAGGAAATGAATTATAGACCAATCTGATCCCATCAGTGACATCTACAATTGTTCCGGATAAAATATAGACTGCTTGTCTTCTGATAAAATATCTAGGGCCAAGATTAGTAAAGTCGGCTACTATTTTAGATTCTTGAAGCGAATCTTCATAATGTCTTCTAGCAACTGGCTCGGCTACAAGATAATCTCCGGAAGCTGAAAACTTCAATTCCAAATTAACCATATTGTTTAGCATATCTGAAGGAAAAGCATATTCCCTTTGATCGTCTGCTAAATCACATAACGAAGGCATATTCCAAATCTCTTGTCGGACTTGCTGGATCTTTGAAGCAAGTTCGTCTTTCATTAAATTAACATCAACTAACAGACTTGCATCAGTGTAAGTCGTAGAGTTAGTTTTTGTTTTTTTACGAATGAGTGTTGCTAATTCTGTGCCTGTCATAATTTTATTCTGTTGGTGTATAAATTAGTGAAGGATTCAATCCGGAACTTGTAACGGCTAATATTCCCATTGTAAAGTGTGCGCCAATTTCAATTGATCCTACTGGTGCAGACATAAAACTGGCTACTAATATAGCATTTAGATTATTAGCGGTAGCATTATAAAGTAAGATACCACTTCCAGACATACTTTTAGGAATAGTTATTCTTTCCAAAAATGCCGGAGTAGAAGAAATTACTTCAAAAGCTTCATAGGTTCCAGAAGTGGTTGCTATCGTAGAAGTAAAGTTTGGCCCAGCACTACCTGTCCTTGCTTCAAGAAGGGTATCTTCATATGAAGGACTAATGCTAGGTCTATCGGCTACAATTAAAACAAATACCGACATTACTAATATAACGATCGCAGCACAAATTGGGAGATATTCTCCAAATGGATTTTTTTCTTTATTCATAAGATTTAACTTTAATTATTTTAAGACCTTTAAGATTGGCCGTGAACGGCTCTCATTTGTAAACTACTTGCAGTAACAGTTCCAGTTCCTTTTGCAGAAACTCTAATCTTTGAACATTTTAGAGGAATCTCTAAAGCATAATTTTGATTCCCAGCAGGTGCGAAAGTATAGGTTCCCGGCACGGCAGTTGAAACTGCACCAGAAATACTTTCATTTGTTTGCTGATAATAGGTTATCCCATCGTCAGAAAACTCTACCTTAATTTGAAAGGAGTCTAATTGTCCCTTCGTATATTTAAGAAATAGCATTAACTTATTAAATCTCTCTACATCGTCAATAACCGTTCCAGCTACATAGGATTCGGTTAAGATTAAATCTTCTCTGATTATCGCTAGTTTATTATCTACCATAATTTTTTGTTAATTTATAATGGTTTTAATTTTGACCTTATCCTTGCTCCCAAAGGGGAGCAAAGGAAGGCCATAATTAGGCACTTACAATACCTATACCTCCAGTTCCGTTCGCTTTTGGCTCAATAGCGGCACTGATAATAGAAGCATCTGCTTCTGCAAACCTTGTGGCTTGAAAAACATTACAATTACTATCAAAGAGTAAAAATCCAGAAGTGCAGACAGAAGTAACTCCTTCTGCCATAGTTCCTGAAGCATTAACTCCATCACCCTTACTACCATTAAGAAGGGTGCAACCCTTAAACATAATCCAACCAATTACTCCATCAGCATCTGGCACGTCAACGAAAGAAGCTGTTGTCTTCTGGGAATACTGAACAATCACACAATTGATAAAGTATGAATATCTAGCAAAACCCTTAATCAATAATGGAGCAACATTGTCAACATTCTTCCTAACTGTGGCATTACCAATTTGGCAATCCTCATAGTGACAAGTATCACCATCAAATCTTAATGCTGCCCTAGCGGCAGTTGTGATTAAGCTATTGTGGTGGAAACTACAATTCTTACAAAAAGTTCCTTCTCCAGTGTCCCAAACACCATACAATTGTGCAGCGTTTGTTCCATTTTGAATAAACTTAATGTTACGATATGTGTTTCTAGTTCCAGTATTCTTAATTACAGCAATACTTGCAGCAACTGAAGTAGCAGGAGTAGAAAGCTTTGATCCTTGTGAGTTCATTCTTCCACCTCCGTCCATTCCTTCAAAGTGACATCTATTCTTTGCAACAGTCAACATAGCTTCACTGAAGCTTCCGTGTCCGTTGATAAGAAGAACGTCATTTTGGTTAGAAGTCATTGCAGCATAACCTGTTGCAATAGTTGTATAAACAGATGGAGTTCCATCTGGATATGCAGGGTGACTTTTAACAAATTCTACATAACCGGCATCTGTTTCTTCGTAGGCCCAAAAGATTTTACCATTAGTCTTCAGTCTTATTCTTTGAATAAAAACTGGATCCATTATGGCTTCTTTAACGGCCAAACCTATTTCTTCTGTAAACTTTCCCATTTTGTTGAGTAAAAATCCTTGAAGAGTATCGCTTCTCTGATTTTTACTTATTACGATTTATAATGCGACATTTTAGAACTATGTGTATCTGTCTTTCTATGGCACTTTTTACACAAAGTTCTCCCGTTGCCTATCTTGAATCTTAGCTTAGGGTAATAGGCAAATTGTTTTATGTGGTCTGCTTCAAGGGTTCCCCCTCTTTGACCACATAATACACAAGTATAATTATCTCTTTTCATAACTGATTCCCTCCAGAGTTTATACTCAACAGAAGCCCTAATTCTTCTGTTAATCGAAGTAATGCCACCTTGCCAAGAATGTGATTTCTCGCCTTTAGTAGCAACACTCCTCTTAATCCTCGTTTCTTTTGTGATTGGTCTATGAACCTTACAATGTTTTGCTTTATAGGAAGATAATTGCTTTCCACAAACAAGACATTTTGGCTTTCCACCTTTCCATTGTGAGTGTTTTCCCATAGACTGAGCTTCGCTCATTTTCTTTTTAGTTCCAATAGAAAGTTTTTTACCAACATTCCATTGATTACCAGTGTTTGATTCGCTTAAGTGTAGGATTCTACATTTAAGAGAACAACACTTTGTTCTATTTTTCCAATCCTTTAAAGAACGAGTTGGTTTCTTGGTAATTGTTGCTCCACATATTAAACACGATTTCGTTAGAGTTTTCATATTTTTTTAATTAAATACTTATACTCTAATTATATCATATTTATTACCCTTGAGCAATCAATCAGCCTTGACACAACCAAGAAATCTGCTCACTTGTTACATTCACGTCAGTATCTAAACCGACAGTAAATCCATCGTCTGCTACTGTAATTCCAAGAGTAGTGGTAATGGTTCTAGTTCCGGCTGCAACTGTATGGATAGCAGAAGCGGCAGCCATTCCTTCAAACCATTCGTTCTTATCTCCGGAAGTTACATTTTCAACACACACATAACGAGGTTTGAACCCAGTTGTGATCTTGAAAGCAGCAGCAGTTCCAGTATCTAAATAACGACCAACCTTCATATTTCTAACTTGATGTTCGCTTTGTGTAGATGTTTGTGTCATTGTAGTAAATATTTAATGATTTATAATCCGACCTTAATTTAATTCGTCTTCTCCACCATCTAATTTCGTCTTTCTATTAGTGGCAGGGTTCATTCCTTCTAAAGCTTCTCTTGTTTGGTTATTAGAGTCCATTATAATCTTAGCGATTTGTTCTGGAACCTTAACGTAAACACCCTTCTTGATATTTACCCTATAACCATTCAAATTAACACTTGTAGTAGTGCCAAGTTTCTCTCCTTTTTCAATAGGAATAAGGATAGTAACTTTTTCCTGTAAAGCCAATTTGGCTTTCATTATTTCGGCCTTACTCCCAGTTGGAGTGCGACCACCTTCAGTTCCGTCAGGAGCTTCTTCCTTTTCTTCTTCAGGCTCCGGAAGTTTTCCTTCACCCTCTCCTTCAGGAGTTCCATCGTCTTCTTCTGGATCTTCTTCTGGATCTTCTATATCTTCTTCGTCTGATGGAGAAGCTTCAACTTCTTCTTTAGATTCGTCTGGAGTAGGAGCTTCTACTTCTTCTGGAGCTTCTGGTTTTTCAGTAGGGCTAGATAAAGCTTCTATAAGCTCTTTCCTTTCCATATCTTCATAACCTTCAACTCCCTCCTTTTTGGCTAATTTTCTCAAATCAGCTAATTTTGTAGTTTTTAAGTTCATAGAGTTTTAAGATAGGGGTTAAGAAATTCCTAACCCCTATGAGTTACTAACTTGATACAGCGTGTTCAATGTCAACCAAGAAGTTTTGGTTCAAGATTACTGCTACAAATGTAGCTTTCCAACCACTTGTTTGTCTTTGATTAAGAGGATCAGCAGCACCAGAAGAACCTAATGGTTTAATGATGTTTTTCATTGCTTCACCAGAAATTCTGCTTACTCCGTAAGCGTCACTAGCCAAAATCAAAGTATGGTAAACGTCAATAGTATCAGCTCCGGCATCTTCTTCAACATAGGCGTTTGTAGATTCAACGAATCTAACCTCGTCTAATGCTCCGACCTCTCCACTCATAGCTTTCTTTTGTCCGTATTCTTCAACACGAATAAATCCAGCGATGCTCTTTAAGTCAAAGGTAGTTCCCGGATGCACGATTCCGATATAACAAGAATCAATAGGACTTGTATTAAATCCAGTTGAAGGGCTAACCATAGAAGTCATTTTAGAAGCGTTGTTAGTTTTCAAAGTTCTAACAGCTTCCTTAATTTCGTCCTTGCTAATCTTCATAGCGGCAGCAACCTCGTCAGTGTCAGTAGCAGTTGAAGCATATTGCTTTGTAGTAGTTGCTACTAAAACAGTTCTTGTTAATATATCCAAAGTGTTACCAGCTTGTTGACCTAAAATGTCAGCAGTTTCAGTTAACAAAGGATCGTAGGTAGTAAATGTCAATAAATCAGTTAATGTTACATAATCACCATATTGGAGAACAGTAGCAGTAACGTCAGTAATTGCTAATTCACTTCCTGTTGGAGTTACACCTTCAGAAAGAGCAGTTGTTGCTGCACTTAACAAAGTGTATCTTCGGAACTTAATGTCGTCACCATTGTTTCTTGGTATATCTCTGATCTGCGCCCATCTTGTATGAACAAGAATGGGTTTTGCTTTTTTAAGCATTTTGCGGTCGTAAAAATAATTTACGGCCTGTGTTACTTCACCTGTAGATGTATTTCCCATTTTACTATTAGTTTAATGATTTATAATCCGACTAAACTTGGCCGGTTGCGATCTTGTGAGATAGCTCGTCAATCTGCTCGTCAGTCCAGTTGCGAACATCTGGAAATTTGGTAGGATCCTGTTTTCTCCTTCCACTACCACCAGTTTTCTCAAGATCTGCATCTTCGTCTGCTTTCTCTCTCTTTTCTTGAAGTTGCATTTTCTTGGCGGCCAATCCAAGATATATAAATTCTATGGAAACGTTTTTATAGGCATCGTCTTCCATATACTTACGAATACTCGGCTCCATCTCTTTGGAGTCCTTGTATTTCGCAAGAACGTTTTGCAATTCCTGCTCATCAACGTTAGTTCTTACACTATTGATAATGGGCCTAGTTGCTTTTTCAACTGCCTTATCAATGGCTTCTTGGCCTTTTAGAGTAAGAACTTCACCACCATTATCGTCTTCTACTGGTGCTTCGGGAGGATCTTTTTTGTCCTCCTTTTCAAGTTTTTCAATCTTCTTCTGTTTCCTTTCTATGATAAAATCTTTAGCACTCTTTCTCTTTGGTGGCTCCTCGTCAACGATTTCGGTTTCTGCAGGAGCATCAGTTTGCTCCTTATCCTCGTCTTCTTTCTTTTCCTCAAAAGGCACTAGCTTTTCGTCTTCACCCATCAATGCTAAACCTTCGTGTTCGGGATCCTCTTTATACTTGATCCCATCTAGCTCAACGAATTTATCGTTGGATTCTTCTGCCATATTTACTCGCTACTCATTTCGGTTGGCGAAACCTTTTGTGTAGCGGATTTAATTTATCTCGGTAATACACCGGAAGTGATTATTTAATTCTCTATATTGGCTGTCGCTGGTAACAATAATGATATTTGATCATTCATATTTATTCATAAGGATCAAGGTGCGGATCAAACTCGGCCCTCTCCTTATTATCGTTAATTATTATTTCTGGTAGGTCAATCATTTGCAATCTATCATTTCTAACTTGTTGCCAATGCTCCGTTGTTTCTCCTTCTTCTAATTTAACATCTCCGTGCAACCTAGCTTCTGCTGACTTAATCTTTTCTTCAAGAGCTTTAACAATAACCCTCCAACCAGTATCTAATTGCATCTGTGTTAACGAAGAAACTATAAACTCTTTTTTCTCTTTTTGATTTGCGAATGATTCACTCATACATTTTCAGTATTACGTTCTTCTGCTCTTGACCTTTGATTTTGTTGCTGATTCTGACCTTGATCTGGCTGACCTCCACCGGAAGTAACTGGCTTGAACTCCGGCATAGGTTCTTCTAGTGGGAATTGCTCTGGATTTTCTTTCTTGTATTGCATCATTTTCTTGTGAGCTTCAATATGAGCTATCTTTGCTTTCGTATCTGCGGCCTTATTATGAATCTCCATATGGATAATATCGTCGTCTAATGGCTTAACCATAGGAAGTCTATCATTGTTGATTCCTTGATTCTCGTCTTCTGCCGTTAGCTCGTCAATGGTTGGTGGAAACATAACAGAAAGGACATCTTTCTTCTGGCCTAGTATCTTACCCATTTTCTTCAAGACAAATCTTCTGTTAGTTCCGGGATCTTGCATTGCTATCTGGGAGAATACCTGAAAGCTTTGGAAAGCTTCAACTCGTTCTGCTTGAACTATACTAGCACTCTCAATATAAATATCCGGATCTGTTTTGGTTATAAGATTCTCTTTTGTTAGAGTCCTCCAAGCCGGAGCTAGAGGGCCTTGTATTCTAATAACCTTTTCGTCAATCTCTGAATGGAAATGTGTCTTATATAGCCAATACCATTGTTTCCAATAAGCTTCTTCTGACCAAGAGAATATCTTTGCTCCTAGAGAATGTCTTACATCTTTTCCTTGTGCTACTAGCTGTGTTTCTCCAAGAGTTCTGTTCTGCTTTGGTTGAACTCCCTGCGCTACTTCTGGTGCCGCAACTGATTTTTGTGCAGCAACATCTAATATATTAAGAATAAGGTTGACCTCGTTGTGGAATCCTGCCTTCTGTAATGGAACTGCGGCCTTACTCGGATCTCCCTTTGTTGGAATCCATTTGTTAAATTCAAAGTCAAGATTCTGTTCGTTACTGATCTTCTTTTGATCAAATAAATACATAGGGTATAAATCTGCTAAAGCGCTATCAATACCCAAGTTAATCATAACTGATCTGGCTCGTTGTTTATCTTCAACTAGATCTGGAATACTAACTCCGTCCCAGTCGTGGGGAACAGGAAATAAAGTTCTATCAATCAATGGCCAATCAATTTGATTTTTAAGCTTCTGATAACGGACAATCAATCTCCTCTTATTTCCTAGAGTTATCAAATACTTTTCTCCCTTGAAAGTAGTGAACCATTCAAGCAATTGATATTCGTAATTACCTTTCAATGCTTCTTCCTTGTCGTTTAACTGATCAAGGTTTTGGGCTTCCCTTCTGGCATCTCTTGCTTCTCTAGTTAAGTCCTTGTCGTCTTTGTCTTTCCTTAATAAATCAATATTGAAATAAGCTTTGTTCTTTCTCATTTCAGACCTAGACAAGCCAGTTTCCCTTCCCCAAAATCTCAATGATCCAATTCCCTTCTGATTACCATTGACTGAACTAGCTCTCGGATCTCTTATAAATACCATTGGATCAATTACTTCGGCCACCGGACACATCTCTTTTCGGTCAAACTCATTCAACATCATAAGTCCTCTACCAAAGAAAGCAGCGTTCCAGTCCCATTCATAGTCCAATTGATTCTTCTTCATTTTGTCGTGATCGTATTCGGCAGTAGCAGTTAGATTATCAGCAGTTTCGTCGTCGCCTTCTTCTCGGCCCTGAAATATGATGGAAAGTTTATCATTATATAGAGTGGCTAACACCGTATTGAACACGGTAAAAAGTAAAGGATCTCCAACCTTATTTTTATCTCTTTTCTGATTATTGTATAATTTAAGTCGCCTTAAAGACTCTTGTCGTTTAGTTTGATTATACTCATACGACAATTGATATTCTGTTTCAACTTGGTGCAGAATCTTTTTCTGATCGTCACTAGAAAGATCCTCTACCATTTCAGCACCTTTTTTTGTATCTTCTTCTGTAGTATCTTCTGGCATATTTTTACCAACAAAAAACTCCAAACACGTTTCGTCAAGGAGTTCTCATTGGGATATTAAATTATTTAGTTACTATGCGTTGGATAGTGCCGTTGTCTAGAACTTACCCTATCCAACGCACAATAACTAAACTTCTTTTTCTTCCGCTTCGTAAATGTTCTTACTTTGAATTATTAAAGTATCAATTGTTTTGTAAGCAGCGAAATACACCATCTTGACAATACTCTCTAATTGTTTTTTAGTATAGTCCTTGCCTTCCTCTAATGTAATATCAAAGTATTCATTATAAAGTTTGTTCTCAAATATAACAAGATATTCAAAGATGGTGCCGATCTTCCTAATGTATATTGGCACACCCTTATAATCAATTTGGCGAATTACTTGAATAGTCATAGTGTTTATTTTATTATACTAAATCTTTAATAATGTTGTCAAGCTAATCAAAGACATCTAAAGTCTTCTTTGTCTTAATCGGACTTAATCCCCTATTCAATGAACGTGGAAGCGGTGTGAATTCCGGCTCTTGCACTAGGATTCTACCTACATTCTCTATCATATGATCGTCTTTATCCACAGGTTTTTCTAATGGACTCTTACGTTCCGATGCTCTCCCTCTCCACTCGTCCCAAATCAAATGCTCTATCTCAAATATAGTTCTGGTGCAACTCTCAAAGATATATAGCTCCGGTGCTATAAGCATTTCTTCTCCCTTCATTTCATAGTCCAAAGCGTCCTTGATTCTTCTATCGGCCCTTCGTCTATTCTTGGTGGCCTTCTGATACTCCAACCCTAAATCCCAAAGCTTACCGGCCAATGTCTGCTCCTCCGGATTGTTCTGATGTTGATCTTCAACAAAAGCGGCCGGATCGGCTATCCTTAAATCAATTCTATATCTGTCTGCTTTCGCCTTGACTCTTTGTGCTAATTCTGTTGTAGTAAAGTTACCATACAATTCGTCAATAACATATTTGTTTCCCTTCCGATCTGTGGCTACCCAAAGAACTGCATCTGGGTTTCTTGGGTGGGGATCCAGCGCTTCCACCACAACAAAGTCTTTCTTGTTGATAACGAATGGCTTGATAACGTGGATTCTAGGGTTAAACTTCTTGAACACTAATCCAGTAAGGTGTTGAAAAAGTCCTTTTATTCTGGCCTGTTTATCCTCGTCATCATAAAGAGCAATCATCTTTTCAATGTCTGCATGTTTAAGCCTACCCCTTATTCCGTGTTCTTCACAATTAGATTCAACGTCAGCCCAAACGACTCCGGTTGATCTCTTTTGATTATAATTCATCTTTTCTATGATTATAAGCTTTATTATGGCAATCACGACATAATGTAATACCATTATCTATGGCAAATCTTAATTCTGGATATTCAGAGAATAATTTAACATGATGAGCTTCTAAGTAAACTTTTATTCCAATACCACTTTTAATGCCACACCACCTACAAGTATAATTATCTCTTTCAAAAACTGCTATTCTCCATAATTTATATTCTCTTGACTTCCGAATAGTATTATTTATAGGATTAATTCCACCTTTCCAATGTCTATTCTTATCTCCACTGACTGCTGGATTAGGTTTTCCTGTCTTTGTTTTGCTTATCTTTTCTTTAACCTCAACAGAACGAGAAATACCACGCCTACTTTTATTTAACTTAATAAGTGCAGGATTTTTTTGTAATCCTTTCTTGCCTTTATTCCAAGGTATATTTTTCTTAATACTCATAAGGTTATTTAATCTTTATAGTATCCGGATGAACTACAATTTCATCATACATCCAAGCTGAACCTGTTAATGGTGTAGCGCCAATCCAAATGAGTCCACCTAATCTCATCCTAGCGACTGTTGCCTTAAAGATAGCAAATGGAGGTGGCTCATCAAAGGCTGCGAATCCCAAGGTGGAAGATTCAAACTCTTTAACACTTTGATCATACGTCATTAAGTCAAACTCAAATCCTGTGTCTGTTGACCATTTTGACTCAAAGTTCTTTCCTCCTTTGTTTGTCTTATATCTTCCTTCTGGTAGCCACTTCTTTAATTCTTGGACTATTGTTCCGGATATTGTTGTTGGATCAGAAACTATCCTCCCTCTCTTCGGATAAGGAAAATTATTATAAATAGGATAATCAAAGAACTTGTTTCCGGAAGGCCCGTAGAGAATATGGGCCAACATACAACAAGTAGTGGCTGTCTTACCAACACCATTAGCTGCTGAAAACAAAGAAATAAAAACATCTCCAGAGCCAACCATTTTTATAAACTGCTCTGCTTTCCCATTCGGGATAAAGAATCTATGAGGGTTAGCCCTCCTTCTCAACTTCAGGCTCTTTTGAAGGCTCTCTAACTTCCTTTCTTCTATTGATTTCTTCTTCAAGTTGTTCGTCTGTGAGGTCATCATTTGGATCAATTATAGTTAATTTATCTGGTGCATATTTATTCTTTAACTTATATGCCATATCTAATCCCCTACTGACTGATTGAGGATCAATTTGTCCTGTTTTAATTATATCAACCTTGCCTGTCTTATTGTTATTTTTAACGACTACCTCTTCTTTATCAAGAAGATCTTTATGCCTCTTAGCTAAATGCTCATCTGGAAAATATTCTTCCATTAGTTCATTCCA